AAATGTATTATCACTTCCAACGTCTGCTAGATCATCTGAATCTAAAACCCATTTAATATTTATAACTTCATCATCGGCTTCTCCATCAGAATGAAAAACTCCAATGCCATCATATTCATATTCTTGTGATAAAGCACTATAACCATCTGTAGCATTTTGTGTACTTAAACTTGTTTCTATATGAGTGCTTGTCGATACAATATTTATTAAAGCTGCCATTTCTATTTCAACACGTTCACTTGGTGGTGTTTTAAATGTAATTTTATGATTATCATGCTCTACGGTCATTGAGTTTTGTATTTCAAAACTTGTAGTACCACCTGTAGAAGTTAATCTTGTATATCCAAGTATCATTCCAGCATAAGCACTATTAGCTGCACTAAATTCATTCCCTGCTTTTTTAGCTACAAAATTACCATTATGTGAATCTAATTCAATACTAGCACCAGAATCTACAACAAAGTCATCTGCTACAATTTTATCTAAACTAGTGATTGTTAAATCTCCACTAGAATATGATACATCTGATAAATCATTTAAAGCTGATGCTCCACCACCACTACTACCCAAAACATTTCCTGATCCATCTGTTATAGTTCCTGCTGTGAGAAAATTACCACTAGCATCTAAAGTTGCCTTGGTCGCACCGCCTACTGTAGCATTGCCTGCATCAAATTTTAATTTATTTGAGTCATTTGCATCATTGCCAATTGACCATTTTACTAATACAGCATTGTACAATAACAAGCTTGCATCAAAGCTGCTATCTCCAAAAAGTGCGACTTTAGCTGCGCTTGATGATCCAGTTTTATCTACAATAAGATCACTTCCTGTAAATGTAAATAATCCATCTGATTGATTGTGAATTATCTCTCCATTTCCAAATGTCAATGTATTTCCATTAATAGTTAAATCTCCAGCTAAAGTCAAATCTTTATCCATAAATACTTCTGCAGGAGGATTGTGCACCAAATCGTCAACGTAAGCTTTGTTTGCTAATTCGTAATCAATGGTTGGTACTTTATCGTAACCTACTTGCTCTTCTGAAAATAAAAGTTTTGTGTTTTTACCACCTATTTTTAGTGGTTTCATAATAGTATCTAACCCTCTTGTCATAAGAGCAACCGTGCTATCTATTATGTCGTATATTCTTTTATTAGTTCCTCTCACTAATCAGTTCCCTCGTAATTTTTCATCTTTGGAAATTTGTCTACAAACTTTGCTATCTCTAAATCCTCTAATCTTCTATGTATTTTAAATATTGTATCTTTTTCATATAAAGGGGGATGCGCCTCCCTCTCAAGCTTTTGCAATCGCTTTTGAATATTCAACATCCCCTCTTCATTTTGCATTCTCGTCGAAAATAATGGGAATAGCTTATTTGCTAACCATTTAATCATCGCTCCTTAGACCTTTAATAAGACCTCTAACCATTGAACCGAATACGTTGTCAATGAGATCAATAAACCAAGGCTCTATTGTTGAGTTCCATACTTTCTTTGTTGCCGACCATCTTGTTAATCCAAGCGTCATTACTTTTCCTAAACTTTCAAAAGCTACTTCTACTACTCCGCATATATTTTCATTAGGTATCTTCTTTAATACCCATAAAACAACTGCTGATCCACCTCCCCCAACTATTAGTCCTGAGTTCTCCCCTAACATTCCTAATACTGATTCAAACATGCTTTTCTCCTTTTTTAATCTTTTTTATAACCATTGGTTTTAAAATTACTTATATCAATCTTTTCCATTGGTCTAGTCATTATAAAGTCTTTCAACTTACTATTTTGTATTTCTAGGTCTTCGCCACCACTTATATATGGCTCTCCATCGTGTGTATGACCTACGTTGTACACTATAATTGAGCACTTAAATAAACCTACACGAACTATTCTGCCTGCGTACTTCTTACCTTCTAACCAAATGTAGATAACATCACCTACATTTATAGCATTACCCCAAAATATCTTAAAGCTTTCTGTTAGTCCTTCTATCGTGGATCTGAAAAGTATTGCCAAAAAACCAACTACAAATAGCCATCCATAGCTTCCTATAACATCTGTGCCTATTGCTTGTAATTGTTGTTCGCTCATTCATTTACTTGTCTTTTAATAATCGTTCTAAATTTTTAAAGCCTTCATCTATCTTAGACTCTATTCTTGCAATCTTTATTTCTAGATTTTGAGTCTTATCTTTATTAGACATAACTTTTCTTCTGTTATCTTTTACATCCTCTTCTACTACTTGTATTCTATTGTCTGTTGCACCTTGCGTGAACATAAACGTACCCATTATTGTAGCTAGGGTTATAATAGTTCCTAGTGATATTTTTTTATCTATCATTTTCATTTATAAAATTTTGGTAATGGAGTTGAATTACTCCAAAACTTATATGACAATTTCGAAGATTGTCTTTTTTTCTTTTGTTTTACTTGCGCTTTTGGCATTATATGCCTCCAATGATTTGTCGATGTTATAACCTACACCGTTTGTATGTTGCAAATCTATTTTTATACCATCTCTATTGCCATCTTTATAAAATATATAGCAATTCTGACTTGCTCTGCCAGTTAAGTTTAAACACTTGTCGGCATAATCGTTATTTCCAACTAAGCTACTTGATCTGGCGTATCCGTCCCCTATTCTCGCAGAATGTACATGACCAAAGAGCATATAGTCTATAGCAATTCCCTTTAATGAGTACCTACCAACTATTTGATTTACTGCTGATTCTAGCTTACCTCTAAGAGAACCGTGTCCATGCAGTAGCAATACGTTTTGACCTGCTACATTTATTACTAATTCTGATGGATTCCCTTGTATAAATTTAACATTACTTTCTCTAAATAAATACCTTAAACATTGAAAAATTGTATAATCATAGTTATCAGATGCTATAATCTTTGACCAACCCATTTCTGGATTAGCCCTACCTTCGTTACCAATAATAGAGGCAACTGATACGTTAAAGTCTTCATTTAAATCTAATATAGCCTGCTGAAGGATATCCACAGCAAGAAATGTAGCATTAGCTCTGTTAGTAGCTTGATTTAAGAGTTCATCGAGTCTACGATCACTATTCATCATATCACCAGTCATAGCAACTACAACATTACTTATATTTGCTGTTTTAAAGTACCTTTTAGCCTTATTTACAAAGGTTCTTATTCTTTCCGATGCAACGCTAAAATCATATCGATTGTTTTCTAATTCTACGATTTCATTGAAATGAATATCACTCAGTTGTAGTACGCCGCAGGCTTTATTATTAACCTTAAATTTATTGGTAGACTTATTAAGGTTGTTGTTTTCAAAGAGCGTTACTAATTGCTTAGTATATTCTTCAATCGCATTCTCAACCCTCGCATGTTCTCGAAATGCTTTGTTATGAATTCTATTTTTATCTTGGGCACGCTGTTTTTGTTTTGATAAGCGTACATTCTCTCTTATGATATCCAAGTCTGCATCGTAGATCGGATATATAGTAGAGCATTTACACTTACGGCACTTCCATCTTTGCGTACCTTTATAGTCCTTGCCCTCTTTGCGCATACCTATATGGTAGCAATTAGGACAAACTAACTTTTTTTGGTCTATCATAGACCTCCTGGCTTGTTATTGTGATTTAACTATTTCACTTAACTCTTTAGCCCTATTAGGACTATCTGACCTTGCCCATTTACTATCGAGCATCTCCTCGCCCGCCATTAAAAAGTTATCATCTTTTATGTATTGTATTGTTTTTTTAAATCTTCGTACTCCATAGAATCCGATCTGGAATATCATATTTATAAGAACTTCTTTGATTTCTTTAGGCTTATGCCAAAACCAAGAGTTCCAATCTTCGTTAGCCTCTATTGTCGCTAGTATACCCCTAATCTTTTTATCTAAGATCAGGTCGGCTACCTCTTCATCCATATATAAATCTTTTATAGCGAACCCATACCCTATGGTGTCATAACCATTAGGGCACTTATAAACATGAGGTTCGTATCCCTCATGTAAAGCAATTTGCTTTTTTAAATTACTTAAATCTTTCACTTCTTCTTCTTAACTACTTTTTTCTTTTTAGCTTTAGGCTTTGGATTTGCTTTAGGTCTTTCTTTTTTTACTTCTACCCAACCTTCTTTAAACCATTTTTTAGGATCAGCTTCCGATGGAATTTCTTTAACCACTTCTATTACTTTTTTTAAAATCATTTTTTCTCCATTTTATAAGGGGGCAGTTGCCCACCCCCTTAATATTAAGATTACTACTTATTAAGCATCTTTCAATGCCCAAACTTTTTTATTGTTTGAGTTATCAGATGTAATCAAGCAACCATAAACAGAGTCTGCAACAAATCTTGTAGACAATGTTGGTAAATCGTAATCACTTTGAACTCTAGCCTTCATACCAGCAGAGTATGCAATGTGCATAGCATCTTTATGAATCATATATCCAGCTAGATGGTCAGCTTCTCCTGATTCTCCATCAGTAGCGTTGTATAGAGGAGTTGTAGTTTGTGCGTAAGATGCAGAATCAATCGCTGCAACAATGTTGTTTGAAATAACAACAGGCACACCACCAAGCTTGCCTGCGAAACCACTAATAAGTGGATTAGAATCGCCAGCAAG